ATTAGAAAGCTTTTGATAAACACCTGAAATGCTTCCTGAACCTGCTACTGAATTTAGAATTAGTTTCCCACCACTTACAGAAGGATAAGAAGGATTACCTCCATTGTTCATTTTGAACCTATACCAAGTATTTGAAATACTAGGAGGTGCGTTAAACAAAGCTGCTCCATAGGGAGGGTTTAAAGTAGTTGTATAGCTTGGTGAATTGTTAAGATTCTGAAAGTTAATACCATTAACAATAAACTCAGTTGGCGAACTTGAAATTACATTGTAAAATCCGTTATAATTCTGAGGATATACTATTAGTTGAACGCTCATTATATTGACTGTGTTCTAAGTGTTTTGCTCTTTTCAACTTCAAAAGTGTATTGCATAAGTCTATCATTTGCTACAGTCTTTTTTGTAAAGCTTGAAGTTGTTAGCCTAACAGGAATAACATACTGATTCAAAGCAGGTTTTGTAGTATCTTCTTGGAAGCCTTTTAATATATATACTTCAGGACTATTTATAAGGTCTTCAAACCATTCTGATTCTGCTTCGCTAACAAAGTCTGTGTTCATTGTTATCTTTTCAGTTGCGTTTACTCTGAAGGCTTTTTTACCTCCCTTAAAACTATCTATTTTATAAGAAGACTGATTCCAACTACCTTCTAACTGTTGATATGTACTTCCTTTAGTTGAAATCATTTTAGTAGACTTCTGAGTAAAAGTGTAGTAATCCCAAACACCCCATTGATTCAACCAACAAAGTCTTATAGGTTCATATCCTTTAAGGTTAGGACAATTTATATTAATTGTTATCTTATCTGAAATTGTTTGATTTGATGAATTATAAGCCTGCACGAAATAATAACTTAAAGTAGAAGTAGCTGCTTGAAATGCAGCATTCCAATTTCTTAAATTTGCAGGAAAACAACCGAAAAACATTAATTGCTTATAAATTTTAGCATTCCAAGTAGTGACACCTCCGTTTCCAAAATTATTCTCTATTTGTATGGGTAATCCTATAGGCACTCCGCTATCATCATACATAGATACTGTAAAGTAAGAAAGTGTTGTAGCTGTTGGTAATGCTGCTTCTGGAGTGGACAAAAAGGATAAAGTTCCGTAATCATTAATATTAGCATATTGAGTAGAAGCAGCGTTTGTTAAGAATCGTCCACCTACTAAACCATTTCTTAATTGAAATCTTAAAGGGTCATAACCAAAATTAACTCCAATTAAGTCTAAAACGTCAGTATGTTTTAGGTAACCATTGAAAACCTGATAACTATCAGAATCAGTAATAAATCCAGTTATCAACTCACCTTGAGTATTAATAAATTCAATTTTAAATCTTACAAACAAGTAACGCATAGTATTTGAGTTCCTTGAATACTTATCAATCAAGTGAATAGGAACATTTGAATCAGATGGAATAACTGTTCCTTTATATGCACTACCTCTTCTTGCTAAGTTATCTGCATTTACAAAGCTTTCAATAATAGGTCTGAAGTCAAACATTCCAACTCCTGCATTATTTGGAGTAGTTCTGAAAGTTCCTACAATATCTGTTGTAGAAGATGGATTAGGAGGATTCCCTGAACTGATATATACTTCAGCAATAAACTTTACATTTGTGAAATTAGGAACTATAGAAGTATTCGATACTGTAAAAATTACATCTTGTCCTACAGTAAGCACATTATACAAAGGGTGTTGTTCTATTATTGTTGCCATTTATTTTATTATTGTTAAACTGTTAATGATGTCTTCTTTTACGCTTCCTAGTAAATCTTTGCCGAACTTTTTTAAGCCATAATTCAAAGACTCTTGAAAGAAACTTATTCCGTGTATTCCTTTTATCCATAATACTTTCATTATAGCTATCTTCAAGCCTTTTGGAGACATATACTGCCCTCCCTCACTTCTTGGCTGTAAACCCTTTCTTTTAATAAATGAACCTATTCCCTTAGACATACCACCTTTCTTACCTGAGCCACTACCGTACTTATAAGGACTATCTTTTCTTTTACCTTCCCAAGTTATATAGTGCCTTCTTCCACTCCACTTCCCTTTATGGTCTCCTGACTTAATTTCTCCACCTATTCCTTTAACTCCTTTATCTTGGAATGTACCATAATCAGCCATAAAGAATTGAACTGAAACGCCACTTTCATCTTCTACTAATTCAAATTTTATAGATTTTTCTAAGTTACCTCCACCCTTTCCACCTGCTTTAAGGTTCGACTTAGCTCTTTTAACAACTTGTTTACCAAAGCTATTCAAGTACCTTTCTATATTGGTTGTTTTCACTATTCTACTCCAACGAATACTTCTACTCTAGCAGTAACTGCTGTAGTCGGTTGTACTTGTAAAGAAGCAAGATTTAACATAGTTCCAAAAGAAGGAGCGCCTACTTGACCTAAAGCAATTACATCACCTGAATAAAGAACGTGAGAACCTCCTGCTCTTACTGTTACTGTATAACTTGAAGTAGTAGTCTGTACTGCTAGCTCAATATCTACTGCCGTTTCCAAGTTGGTTACCCTTACATATTTAGTTCTATCGACATCAATAGCTCCTGCTGAAGATGATGGTAATGTATCAAATACTGCTATAGTAGTTACAACACTTGCAGTGCAAGTTACTATCCTTTCAAATACATCATTGATTCCTGTTGTCGTTAAAGAATTAACAGAACCTCTAAGGCTTCCATTAAGTGTTACCGTTTCGCTAATTGTTGTTACTAAGTCTGCCATAATTTTATAAGTTTATTGTTATTTTAAATTTTTTCCATCCTATTTGTATTATCATTTTCCATATCTTGAACTTGAACATTAGTAACCTGCTCCCCTTGTACTTACAGGAATGTCACAAGTTTGGAAGTCATTCTGAACTAAGACACCAATATTGAATACCCAGCCGCAGCATAAGTTATCAAAGCGTTCCTGAAAAGGTTCTATTGTAAATTGGTCTTGTGTAAAGTATAAAGGTTCGTTAATGTCATTAACTCCTAATAAAGATTGTCTTGAACTATGTCTAAGCATTCCGATAAAGTCAGTGCATATTTGTAGTGTTTCATTAAATACATCTTGTTCATTACTTAAAGTCTTTACTAATTTAGTAAATTCGTCATCAATAGGACTAACAATTTCATTTCTGTTTGTAGTCCAATCTGCTTTTTCAGTTACCATATCCATTATGAATATTTGGAAGTTGTATGTAAGTTGACTATCGCCTGTAGATACGTTTGTAGGGTTTATGTGTAGTAATGGAAACTTCTGCATTTTCTCCAAGTTGATGTCGTAAATATCACCTACTGAAGTTGTACTGATTTGCCTATGATTCTCCCCTAGTCTAAGCAAAGTATTTACTACGTTATTGTATGTCTTATTATTAACCATTTCTTTTTACTTTATTTTGTGAGTTCAAATCTGTTTCATAACTTAACCACGTTAAACATTCTAATAGACCAAGCTTGGTAATTGGTTCTAAATTTACTATTTGCTCATTACACAACCTGTGCATTACACCAAACCATCCCCATTTGCTTGAAAAGTCTTCACTTGCTATTGCGTCTTCGTTTCCTTCAGCTGCTCCATCAAATACAATGGCAAAATCTCTGACAACGCCTTCCCTAAAGTGTAAAAAAAAACTAGCGCACTTTGCACTTGTTCAGCTGACATCTGTTTCATTTCTTCCGTCCTGAGCCGTATATCGCCATCATAAGCGTCAATAATATATATATCATTTTTCTTTTCTTTTACAGGTCTGTAGAGTACAGCCATTAGTTCTGGAAGATTTGACTCTATTCCGTTCTTAATAAACTGCTCGATATCGGCATACTCACCGAGAGAAATTGAGTGCAAATCAGGATGAAAGCCGTACTCAATATCGTTTATTTCTATTATCCTTTTTAGCTTTGTATCTTGCTTCTGTTGAAGTTCTGCTACCTTACTCATTATATTAGCTACATCTGACAAGGCTAATTCCTTGACCAACCGTCTAGGAATATCTGATAATGCTGCTATTGTTTCAGTAGCTTCTTCAGTCTTTGTACCTGTTTCAAAATCAACTAATTTAAGCCAAGTTTCCAGAGTCACATCTGACCAACTGCTAATAAGATTAAACGATTCTGTTTTTCCTTCTTTTTTAATTTTGACTTTCATACACTATATAATAGAAATTTGTTGTTTTTAGTTTACTGCACGTAATACCTTCCTGCATTTGGATTGTCTAGGTGATAGATTACATTATAACGAATACCATCTATTGCGTGATTATAGTTATCTACGTAAAGCTTAGAGCCTTTATCTGCATAGACATAGTTGTTTAACTCTTTAGCTATATTAGTTGATTCAGGACTTACAATAAGTTGATAGTCTTGCATTCTAGTTATTCCACTTTCAATTGTTCCTTTCTTAACTGCTTTGATGTTTACTCCTAAATGTCTAAGGTCTGCTATTAGTCTAGGCTCTGCTGAATCGGCAATTATAAGTTTACTATCTACTTTGTCTAGTATTATCTTAGCAAGCTCTTGACTCTTTAATCCATTACGATAAAGGTGTTCTTTTAAGTAAATCTTTTTATGCTTTTTGTCAATAGCTACTTCAGTAAGTGAGTCAGGATCTATTGAGAATCCAAAGTCCATTCCGCAAGAAGTCTGTAAGTTATCAGGATTAAATTCTCCTATACTCCAGTTCTCAAAGACTACACCTTCTGCTTTTGCTAACCACCCTCCAAGAATCTTATGTTGATACTTTTTAAAGTTATTATGCTTTATACTCTTAATACGCTCTAGGAAGCTCTGTGATAGGTTTGTTTCATTATCTAGGTATGTACTATGGATATAGCATACATTGTCTTTAACGCCATTAAAACCGCCTTCAATGCCTTTGTCCTCAAAGAATCTCTTATATATCCAGTGTTCCTTAGTAACAGGATTTAAAACTAATATGATTCTATTCTGCACTTTCTTTTCCCTTATACTTAAATCAATAGTGTCAAAGATGTTTTCATCTACAAGTTCTTCAGCTTCATCTAACACCCAAGTAGATATTCCCTGTAAAGACTTTAAACTAGCAGTCTGGTTTCCTGCTGATGTCTTTATTCCTCTAAATAAAATATCTGATTTGTTTCCTAAGTTTATTACCTCTGCTTTGTTTACACTAAAGGTATTGTCATATCCAAGTAGTCCTATCTTTTCTAAGAACTCAGGAATGATTGACAAGTGTGCTGATGTCATTGTGTAACGTGTGAATAGGACTCTAACATTCCTAGACATAGTTAATAGCGTAAGAAAGACTGTAACAGCAAAAGACTTTCCTGAACCCCTACCTCCTGTTATGATAAAGTATCTAGCATCTGAATTAAAGAGTGCTGTGTATTTGTCGCTAAGATTCAGAGCTTATAAAGTTTATTAAAGGTACGTTAAGACTTTCATCATTAGTAGTTACATCTACTCTTTGTTGTGGTTTACCATAAAAGTATTCAAAGAATAACTTTACTGCCCATTGTTCCTTCTTTTCTAAACCCTTTTGTAAAGACTCTAATGCTATACTACTCATTGGTGTTAAGTTCTCTATTAGCTTTTGTTCTTCAGCTTTACCTTTGCGTCCTGCTCCTATTCTTTTTCCTCCGTGTTCCATTTTGAAATAATTTGATTAATCAAGTGATACTATATAATAGAAATTACTCGTATTCATTTGGTAGCATTAGTCTTATGCCTAATTCAGTCATAGCCCATACTCTTATTTGTTCTGTATATACTTCAAAGGCTTTTGTGTTAAGTGCTGTTGTACTTCCTATTTTATTTATTGCTATTTGGTTATCGTTAATACTTATCATTTCATATTCCGATAAGAACTTAGCTCTTAGTACGTCGTGCATTTCATCAGGAAAATATCCTAGTTCTTCTGCTAGTCCTTGAACGATACATTTCCAATAGTAACTATTCTGCATATTGCTTCTTGTGTTTCTTTGTTTCTTTATACTTACTATGTAGTCGTTTTGTAATTCCTTTAAGTAACTGAAAAGGCTTTGCTTATCTGTATTGTCTTTTATTACAAACTTCATTAATCAAAAGATTCATTGATTCCTCTTTCGCCTACTAGCTTTTCTTTTGCTCCTGCCCATAGCTTATTTCTTTTCTTGCTTAGACTTGGTTCTGTTCTTTTAAGACTTGGCATCCCTTCAGTTGGTACGCAATCCATCCACTTACCACATTCACAGAGTGCTTCCTTAGTTACCCAATTACCATCTCGGTGTACTATTGTAGCCTTCCCTATTTCTTTAGTCTTATTACATTCGCAAGTGTATAGTGTCATAATATTTTTAATTGTTTTTCCTGCTTATTAATTCTTTCTTCAGCTATATTAAAATACTTTTCGTCTTGTTCAATACCTATGAACTTTCTCTTAAGATTCTTTGCTGCTACTCCTGTACTACCAGAACCCATTGTGAAATCAAGTACAGTTTCGTTTTCGTTAGTGTAGGTTTTTATAAGATATTCCATAAGTAATAAAGGTTTTTGTGTTGGGTGCAAATTAGATTTTAATATATCCCTTTGAAATTTTAAAATTTGTGTTGGGTATCTTAGTCCATTGTCTTTATATTCCAATACTTTTTTATTTCCATTATCAGTAAGTTTGCCCATTTTACCATTCTTAACTTTGTTTGTCCTTTTTTTCCCAAAATATTTCACCATTTGAGGATTATATAAACATTGCTTAGAATAAAATACTATAATATTTTCAGTAGTTTTACCAGCCCTTTTTTTTACTTGCGCTATATTTGTCAATCGCTCCTTTACCCAAATCCAATCATATTTATAGTTATTAATATTACTCATTCGTAAGGCACTACTAAACGGCTCACTACCAAATAAAACTATTGCACCGTTTGGTTTAATGATTCTATTCAGTTGTTCCCACATTAACTCAAAATCAATTACACTATCCCATTTACAAGCAGTCGTGCCGTATGGTGGGTCGGTTATAATAGCATCAACGCTACCTGAAGGAATTGACTTCATTACTTCTAAACATTCTCCAAGTCGTAAGTCTATCACTTCTTTAATTTATCTAGTTCAAATTCTAGGTGATTGATTGCTTTCTGTATGCATTCAACAGGACTTTTATGCTTCCTATTTGCTCTCATTAGATATGTACAAGCAGTCCCTACATTATATGATAAATCAAAGTCTTCAATAACTTTGCGAGCTTCTATCTTATATCGACTTCCTATGTAGTAGCTTGGTATTCTATTGTCTTTCATTTCCTTTTTGTATTTCGCTATAAGTTCTATTTCTATCGTGTGCTAGTCCTCCTGTTCTAGTTTCTACTTTATCCATATTGTAGAATAACTTTTCTTTAGTTCTGTTTTTAATTCTTGTTTCAATTATGCTCATAAGAATAACTATAAAAAAGAATATTGC